CGTTACTATTGGAACGGATCTTAAACTTTTTATCGCCACGTTCAATTTCGATTATACCGACAGAACGCATTTCATTGAGTTTACCCCATACAGTAGCCCATTCCGACTGTGTATGAATATCTCTTACAATTTTTGGGCGTACAATATACTCATTGGTACCTGCACCCCTCAGTTTCCAATCTGATTGTGACATAATATTTATCTCCTGTCATGTTTGTTACGTTTTAATTCTTCGCTAAAGCCTTCATCTGCAAGTCTGTCTATTTTTTTAGCATGTTCTATATCACCAGGCTTTTGCATGATAGCCGAATTGTAATAATTCGGATCATTGTTAAGTCTGATAATATCAAAGCCATCCTTTACAATGCCTTTTAATTCTCTGCTGTTTCTGCCATTCCTTCCAGCAATAGAGCTTGTCGATTTAGCAGAAAGTTCATTTCCAGACTTACCCTTGATAAAAGCAGATAGCGTTTTCTTTCTTTCACTTAAAGCTATTTTCTTGTCTCTATCTCCGGTATTAATAGCAACAGGCAGATTTAGCTTTTTGGCAACCATAGTATAGAGACTTTCAGCCCCAAACTCTTTTACCATATTCGAAATCTGTTCGTAACCAATACCAGACTTTGCAAGCGAACTCATTATCGGAAGAATTTTTTCAGAATACTTTTTAACTTCAGGATGCTTTTCATTTAACACCCATGTGGTCTTTCCGTTTTCCTTTGTCTTCTTCCAAAAAGCGTTAGGATCAGTTTCTTTGAACTCCAAATCCTTGTTAAACTTGCCAAGATCAAGAAAAGCTTTTCTTGCTTCAGTTGTCACCCGTTCGACCTGTTGCCTGGAATTTTCTTCGATTACTCGATTATTAAACCTGGCATTAGTCCGATCTTCAACAACCTTTTCAATTGCATTCTCAGTTAATACAACTATTTCTTTTGCTTCATCTTCTGAAAGCCCAACCTTGCTTATCATGTGTTGAATAAGTTGGCTTTTCTCATTAGAAGTAAAAGAATAATCTGCATATCTTTCCCGTCCTTGCTCAACCATTTCTGACCGGGCTTTGATAACAGGATCAGCCAGCATTTTTTCTAACTGAGATTCTGCTTCTGTCAGCTTATTGGATGCTTCACTGTACTTCTCATGGAATTTCGCAAGTGATACTTGCGCATCAGGAGAAAGTTTCTTTATCTCTTCACCCTTAAGCCCCTCGATAACGTCATCGGCAAACTCAAGTTCTTCTTCATCTCCTTCGGAACTGGAATTTTTGTCATCGGTTTCTTTGGATTCTGAATCGCCTTTGTTGCCCTTTGATTCTTCATCTTCGCCTTCACCTTTATCCTCAGGATCAGGTTCCAATGAATCGTCATCGGCATCTTTATCAACATCTTCTTTCGAAGAGTTTTCTTCTTTTTCGGATTTTAATTCTTCTTTTAAGCCGGGAGTGTATTTAATCATATTCGCCTTAACATTCTCCGGTAAATCAAAATCCTCGAATTCAAGATCTTTTATATAATCAGGTTCTGCGTTACCACCATCGTCGGATTTATTATCATCGACATCTGTTGCAGTACCAGAGGCAGCCCCTTCCTCTCCATCGTAAAAGCCATTAAGAGCTAATGCACTTGTAAGCGTTTCTAAAAGTGTTTTCGGTTCTTTCCTTTTGTTGCTACCAAAAATTGTCATGTGATTCTCCTTTATGTTTTCGGGCACAAAAAAAAGGGCAACGCAGTGACGCGGCACCGCATTGCCCTTAAATTTTTTGCTTTGGTTAAGTAGCTAATTCAACCTTAGCCCGATATTAATTAATATAATAAATAATTTTGTATTTATTACTACTTTTTGTTCTATTGTACTCCTAATTGTTGTGATTGTTCTGCGTTAGGCGTTCCAGGCATAGCAGGACCGCTTGTATTTTGTAATAAATTCATGTATAAACCAAGTAATTGCGGGTACTCTGCAAGTTGTTCTCCGGTAAATGTTAAATTCATACCTGTTTTCTTTGCTCTTTCAAGATCTGCTTGAGCTTTCAACATTTTAGATTGTGCTTCCTGCATAACCTTTTGTTGCTCAAGTTTACCCTGCTCTTCAGATCTTATCTTGGCATCTTCTTCAAGTGCTTTACCCATTTCATTCAGAATAGGATTATCAACAGCCTTAAGGAACTTTGCAAGGAAGCCGCCACTTGGATCACCCTGCATAAGAGGACCAAAAGCCCCATTCATTACCATAAGAGCGTCCTGCATAGCTCTTTGTTTAGCAGAAGCAGAGCTATCAACAGGGCTTACTTTCCACCTATAATGCCTGCTGGTAACATCATTAAGGATATAATCTATATCTCCATTTTCATCATAAACAGGTTCATTTAAAGTTGTCTTCTTTTCAGCCTTTTCTTTTTCATCGTACCCTTCAACAGGTATCATAGTTCCGTCATAATAATATGGGAACATAGCCAACTTCATATTTTGATGGTGTTCCCAAGCTAAATTAGCATTGTCTATGTAAATTGCATTTACAGCTAATGCCATATCTATTTCTACTTGTTTCGCTATTGCAGCCTGTCTTGGAGCAGAATTGCCTTGCATTGTTTCGTTAAGGCTTGTGTTGTCATACATATCATTTTTTGCAAACGCTTCATATTCTTTCCAAGCTTTTGATGGTTCATGTTTTTCCACTTTATATGCATCTTGGATACCACCCCTAAAATCTTTTCCAACTGTCAGAAACCCTTTGGACTTATTCATCTCAATAGGGACATCTTCTGGTTTAGTAAATGCGCCATCACGAGCAATCATTACCATCCCGCCGCCTTTTCGCATATCATCAAGATATTCTGTTTGCGCAACTGCTACACGTAATACTTCAGGACTCATGTCAACCATTGGCCCAGTAGGTCTTCCATTTTGCATAGCAGGAGCAAAAAACGTTGCTGGCAATGCTCCATATTCCTGAAACCAGTGTTTTTCATTTGAAAGAACTAATCCTGTGGTCGTAAAAACAGTTTTCCAGAGAGTCACAACAGCCCTCTCAACAGGTCCATCGTAATTATTTTTATTAGCTTCAATCCACCTGTTACGCCTTTTATCGTTCCATGTAGAAGGAATAATAACATGTTCATCACCTTCTTCATCATCAACAACTTTAACCCATACCTCTTCTTTTCTTTCTATGGGAAATAGTCTCTGATAAACAGGGATAAGTCCACCTGCGGTCATAAACTGCCCTCTGGATTGTTCTATAATTGACCTTAGATAGCCAATATCATTTGCAGTTACCCCGTCCACATCCCAATTCATAATGCTTGCTATCATATCATCATCAATTTTGCCAGAACCCCAATGAGCTTTAATTTGTTCTTCCATATTCGGAAAATTCCGGATTAAATCACTCATAGAACGCCATGCAAAAAATGCCATTTCATTAAAACCAGTACATCCAGGTCCGCTAAAATTCAAAGGACCAAAAACGCAAGAATTCCACGGGAGATAACTAAATCCATACGAAGCGGGATTATCCCAAGTTGGTTGACGTTTTTGCCACAAAAGACATGTTGGATAACAAGCAACTAAAGCATCATGGTAAGCATCTCTAAGCTGATCATGCTCATAATTCTTTTTCTCCATGTTTTGCATAGCTATATTAACAGTAATCAGCTCTTTTGTATCAACAGGATTATTAATATCAGCATCTTCAATAGAAATGGACCCAGTTTTCCTATCTTTTAATATCTGTGTTAGTAGAGCTCTTAAGGGTGATTTAGCAACAGGCTGTTCTATTGGAATCTTATCCTCAACTTCAATGTAGGTATCCCTTTGCAGATCAGTAAAAACATCACCATCATATTCACGATAAAGTTTTTCCCCTCGATCTAAATAAGGTTCCCAAAAATCTGTCATCTTTCCAACAACATATATTTCTTTCATCGCAAGGGCTTGAACCTTAGGATCATCCCAGTGTTTGCCCTCAATGGTTATTTCATCTTCACGAATATCATTTATAGTTCTGTTATTGTAAGCCATATATCTTAACGCCTTCCATAAGACAAAACATGCCTGCCATGAGTATTAAACGGGTAGTTTACCTTAATCCCCGATTCATCTCTATATTTCTTTGGTATCCGCCCCATTTTAACAAGGTCACTATCATCGTACTTATTGCCGTTTTTTTCAAGGTTTTCAAATCTATGGTCCTGATGCCAGACAACTAAGTACCGTATAAGCGAAGCAAAACAAGCAAATTTTTTATCTGGAGTATTAAGTACTGCATGGTCTTTTGATTTTTTCCTTGCGTAGTTCTGGCACGACCTTATAGTATTTATACACCTGTCATAAACTACCAGTCGTGGTTGTCCAGCAGGATCATTAGGAGCAAACTTTCTTACATTCTGATCATACCACAAATATTGATTTACCAGTTCATGACCATACTCAAGGCTGTCTTCAACGTCTATATAATAATTAAAGCCATACTCTGAATATTGATCCAACAACATTCCTGGATCATTACTGTTTGGCTCACGAAACATATTAGGATCACCGATTCTATTACCACCAGCTTCATAGCCACGTGTAGATTCAAATAAACTCCATATTTCACATTTTTCCGGAACGGTAAAACGGTTGTCCTTGATCTTATCAAAATACCCAAACTCTTCATATGTAGGCCATTCATCAACAATGGCTATCCTGTCGGAAGGAAGGATTTGAAACCAAATAGAAGCATCAGGACGTGCCGGGTGAGGATCTACAACCTGCCCTACAGGGCAACGCTCCAAAACGGACAAATATGTATCATCAGGAATAACATGTACATCCCTATCAAAATTTAAGTATATCTTACCCCCAGCAGATATAGGCGCACCGGTTTTTCTGGCATCTAACTGGTGAGGACAAGACCTTGCCCAGCCATCAATTTTCTTTTCAACGGTTTCTCTGGTAAGCACGCCATTGGTTAAATATCCCGGCCCATCAGGATTCTTTTCAAGCTCAACCCCAATGGTATTATAAACTTCTAACGCCATTTCATCTGTTACCTGATCACCAACGCAGTTTTCAAATATATGGCCCCGGATTCTTTTTAGAATAAACTTATCCGAATCTTCCAAGGTATCCAAAAACAGCGCATGATCCAGAATCGTAGCAAACATTCCAAAAGAACCCTGGATTTCACCAACCTCAGTTCTTATCCTTGATTGAGTCTCTCCCCACTTATCATCAGGCATCGGTTCATTAATCCAAATCCTATGACACGTAGAACCAGACATGGCAATCTCTGACTGTTCAAAGGTTTTAACGCTTATATAATTAACAATATTAGGTTTATCAGGATGCTGAATAGCAATAGAACGATAACAATGGCTTGAATCTCTATCCTTAATTTTAGCCCAAGGAAAAACCTTTTTAAGCAAATCATAAACAGACCCCTTATGCTTCATATCATCAGAAACACAAACAAGACGCAGGTTTAACAAACCCCTGTCCCTTAATTTCTTCGCCCTGTTATACCATTCAATTGCCTCTTCTGGGAAAGATTCAGCATTAAGATATTCTGGACCCATTGTCCAGCCTATTATATCAAGTATTAGCAAATGTGTTTTTCCAACACCGTTAGCGAACTCGACAGAAGTCATATCCGGAATACAATCAGTCTTCTTATCAATCGCATACATGGTTTCCAAAGCACGATATTGAGCTACATTCAAACTCATAAACAGCGAAGGAAAGTTCTTCTCCATCACAGCCTTGGCATCCTTCAAGACCTGCAACTTATCAGAACTTAATCTGTACTCACTGTTCTTTGGTCTACCACGTCTCATAATTACGCCTGTAATACCCCTAATTCCTTGGATCGTTCTTCCTTGACCTTACGTGCCGCTTCAGCCTGTTTAAGCTGTCCTATGGCATTTCTCGCAGTCTCATGCACCAATTCACATCCACGTTCTGTGTACCCTGCAACTTTCTGCATAATTTCATGCCTTATATCGCTTTTATTGTCACATCCAGTCATATCATAAGAAAATATCGGCTCACTTATACCATCAAAAGTAAGCACAACATAAGACTTCGCTTTCCCAAGCCTCTTCATAGCATTACTCTTCATTTTACGCCGTTGCTCTCTGTTCGCTTTCATTCCCAACCCCTCTCAAGTTTTGGTTGCACTTCTTTTTTAAATTCTTCATACGACATATCAACAATGTAGCAATA